GGGCGATCCGCTGTTCTGGGCGACGGATAATCATCAGAGCTTATGCGATACGTGCCACAGCTCGAAGACGGCGATTGAGGATGGCGGCTTTCGTGGGAAGTGATTCATTTGGCGATGGTTACGTGGCAACAGGGGTAGGGGGTCTAAAATCCCTCCGGGTCGATGCCCCCTAGACCGTTGCACAACCAAATTTTTGCTTCCGCATTTCAATGTTTTCAGTGATTTTTGGGGTGAAAATGACCCCGATTGCCACCTGACTACAGGATGGGCCAATAAGCGGTCTGATTGGCCTCTGAATGGTTGATTTGGCGTTTTTGATGTGTTTTCACCAGTTTTTTGTGACAGGGAAGGTTTGAATGTTATGCCGGCGGTCCGGTTGCCAACTGCGATGCACATTGCGAAGGGTTCGTATAAGAAGGATCCGCAGCGTGCGAAGGGGCGAGAGAACGAGCCGGTAGTCACCGATGGCATTGGCGACCCTCCGGTTGACTGGGTGCATAGCGAGCATGGCGGCGACAAGTCGAAGTTGCGCGCGATCTGGTTTGAGCTGATCGGCGATGCTGCACCTGGAGTTCTGAATCGGTCCCACCGGATGCACCTCGAAACGACCTGCCGCTTGATGGCGAAGGTGAGAGGCGGATATGCGAAGACCGGCGATTACGCGAACCTCAATAAATTTCTTACCCAGATGGGGATGAACCCTGCAGCTCAGTCCACAGTCTCCGGAGGCGCTTTTGCCCCCGCCGGGAGCGCCACGTCGATCGGCAACCTCGCCCGCAAAGCGCAAGAGCGCCGCGCCGGCTGAATCACGATACGTCAAAACGGCAAATCAGTATGCCCGCGATGTGGTCGCAGGAAAGATTCTGGCCTGCAAATGGGTCAAATTGGCCTGCCAGCGGCATCTCGACGACCTCGAAGCATCGAAGTCCAAGACGTATCCTTACATGTTCGATACCGAGCTCGCATCGCTTCCCTGCGAGTTCATCGAGTGCATGCCGCACACCGAAGGAGAGTGGGCGACACCGCGCGGCAAACGCAGCAACCTGATCCGGCTTGAGCCCTGGCAACTCTTCTGCGTGTGCGTCATTTGGGGCTGGGTCCGCAAGAGCAACCGCCGCCGCCGCTTCCGCGAGGCGTACATCAAGATTCCGCGCAAGAATGGTAAGTCGATTCTGGCTTCCATGCTGGCGCTCCACATGCTGGTGATGGACGGCGAGAACGCCCCGCAGGTATATTCGGGCGCGACCACCGAGCGCCAGGCGATGGAGGTATTCAAACCCGCTTATCGCATCCTTGAAACAACGGCGATCGGCAAGGAGCTGAAGCTCGAGTTCGGTTTGGAGGCTCATGCGAAGCGAATACTCAGCCGATTCAATGGCGGTTCGTTCGTTGTGCTCGTGCGAAAGCCGGGAGACGGCGCCGGGGCATCATTTGCAGTTATTGACGAGCGGCACGAGCATAAGACGGATGAGTTGCACGACACGATGAAGCAGGGCCAGCGGGCGCGGTTGCAGCCGCTGATCTTCAACATCACCACGGCCGGTTATCTGATCGATGGTCCGTGCCATCAGTTCGAGCAGTTCTGTGAGCGGATACTCGCGGGCGACATCGACAACGACGCCATCTTCGCCATCATGTATGGCATTGATGAGGAGGACGATTGGAAGACGGAAGAGGCAGCGCGGAAGGCGAACCCGAACTGGGGCGTCTCGGTCTATCCCGAAACAGTCCTGCAGGAGTTGCAGGATGCGATTCAGAATGCGCATTTACAGAACACATATCGCACGAAAGCGCTCAACGAATGGATGAACGTTGGCGTTGGCCTATTCAACATGGCGGCCTGGGCGGAGTGCTATGACCCGAATGTGAAGCTTGAAGATTTTGAGGGAAAGACTGTTGATGAAGGCGACGACCTGGCCCGCAAGATTGATCTGGGTAGCCGTTGCAAGGTCTTCACCGAGATGCGGCGCAACAGGGACAGTGGCCTCGACGAGCGGCACTATTTCATATTTGGAACGCACTACGTTCCCAAGGCCCTCGCCAACGACGGCGAGCACCAGCACTATCAGAAATGGGTCGCCAGCGGCCACTTGACCGCGCATGAAGGTTGGGAGATTCAACTCCCGTGGATCCAGCAGGACATCGAAGACGATCTGAATCGCTTCGAGTATCGTTCACTCGCGTTTGACCCGTGGAACGCGACACAGATGCAGCAGTTGATTGCCGGAAAACTGCCCGAGGATGTGGTGCAGGACGCGCCGCAGGACGTGAAGGTACTTTCCGGTGTCGTCAAAGAGGTCCAGGCGGCGATCCTCGCTAAGCGGATCCATCACACCGGCGATCCGGTGCTGACGTTTTGCATGTCATGCGTCGTTGGCTCTGAAGATAACCGCGGCAACATCTTCCCGAAGAAGGTGAAGAACGGCCGCAACAAGATCGACGCAGCCTCGGCGATGTTCAACGGCATCGGTCGCGCGATGATCCTTGAGTCGCCAAAGAAATCAGTCTACGAAGAGCGGGGAGTTCTCATTCTGTGATGAGGGATTGCTTTGGTATCGCGGGGCTGTTGCTGACGTTTTGGGGCCTGGGCATGGTTTCGCGTCCCGCCGCCGTCATCTTCGCCGGCATTGCCCTCGTCGTCTGCGCGTTGTTTGCGCCCGAACGCGGTAAGAAGAAGAGCGGACAATAAATGGGTATTTTCACGAGCATCCGCAACGCGATCAGCCTACCGGGGGACTCACTCTCTTCCCCCTCGGGCTGGCTCACGCGCCTGCTTGCACTGTCGGGGACCTCCGCCGGCATTGCGATCAATGAATACAACGCGCTGACGGTTTCGGACGTGTACAAGTGTGATCGCGTCATCCGTGAGACGGTGGCGATGCTGCCCTGGAAGATATATCAGTCCCAGCCGCGTGGTCGTAAGGAGGCGAAAAAGCATCCGCTCTATTTTCTACTGCATGATGAGCCGAATGAGCATATGTCCTCGTTCACTTATCGCGAGATGCTGGTATCGAATCTCAATCTATGGGGGCGTCATTTCAGCTATATCGAGCGCGGCAAAGCCGGTCAGGTCGTCGCGCTATGGCCCCTGCGCCCAGATCTGTGCCGTTTCGAGGTGAAAGATGGCGTGATGTGGTTCTACGCGCGTCCGATGAACGGCCCCGAGATGAAGTATTGGGATGACGAGATACTCTATATCCCCGGGCTGACCCGGGATGGGTATCACACCTATTCGCCGATTGCGCTGCATCGTGAATCGCTTGGATTGAGCAAGGCTACGGAGGTTTTTGGCGCGAAGTTCTTTGGCAATGGGCTTCATGCCGGGGGAAATATCTCGCACCCCGGCACAATCAGCAAGGAAGCCGCGACGCGGTTGAAGCAACAGTTTGAAGAGCGTCACTCCGGCCTTGAAAATGCGCATCGAATGATGGTGCTCGAAGAGGGGATGAAGTTTGAGACAAACACAATCCCTCCCGAGCAGGCGCAATTTCTTCAAACCCGGCAATTTCAGCGGGCCGAGATCGCCGGCTTGTTTCGCGTCCCGCCGCACAAGATCGGCGATCTGAGCCGCGCGACCTTTTCAAATATCGAGCAGCAGGACCTGGAGTTCCTGCGCGATTGTATCGCCCCGTGGCTGGAACGAATCGAGCAATCCTGCAATCGAAAACTCCTGCTTCCCTCCGAAAAGGGTCGTTTTTACATCGAATTTGAGATCAAGGGGATGTTGCGTGGCGATTCGGCAGCGCGTTCGGCCTGGTATCAGGCGCGATTCAACACGGCGTCGATGTCGCCCAACGATATTCGTGACTCGGAGAACGAAGAGCCGGTCCCAGGAGGCGATGTTTACTTCGCGCCGATGAATATGGTGCCCGTTGACAAATTGACCACGCTTCACGACGACTCGGGCGACGATGACACCGAGGGCGAGCCACTGCAGCGCATTCGTGCGGCGAATCTGCGATTTTTTCGCGACGCTATTGGCCGTGTGCTCAACAGGAAGCCCACGGAACGGCAGAAGTATGCGGAAACGGCCTTTTTGCAACCGGTTCTAAATGTAATTCAGTGCGTCCAGGGCTCCATTTCGAAGCAGATGGAATTCTTCGCGCAGACACACACGAATTCCATGGCGAAGCGCTCGGTCGATTGGGGACCTGAGATGCTCGCCGATGACATGATCGGCGCGGAGATCGACATGCTGGTCGAGGAAGTGATTGCGAGAGGTGCATAGGCGATGAAGCGAGCATTTATGGCGGCTGTGAAGGCCAGTGTCCTTGAAATTCTGGTCTATGACGAAATTGGGGAGAATTTCTGGACTGGAACCGGTGTCACGCCGGCTACCGTGGCGCAGGCGATTCAGGATGCCGGTATATTCGACTCGATCACGCTGCGCATCAACTCTCCGGGCGGCAGCGCATTTGACGGGGTGGCGATCTACAACCTCCTACGATCGCAGAAGAAGCCGATCACCGTGTTTGTGGATGGAATTGCGGCCTCCGCGGCCTCTGTGGTGGCAATGGCTGGAGACACAATCAACATGGGCACGGGAGCGATCCTGATGATTCATAACGCCATGTGGGGGTGCTTTGGCGATGCGCAGGCGTTGCGTGCCGCGGCGGAAGTGATTGAGGGAATTTCCTTTACCATCGGCGAAATATATGTCAAGCGCAGTGGGAAGGACGCCGCAGCAGTGAAGGCGCTGATGGACGCCGAAACGTGGATGAATGGCGAGCAGGCGGTCGAGGAAGGTTTTGCTACCGGCACAGTCAAGCAGGATGAGGAAGAGATAGCGCAGGCGCGAACGCTGGTTCAGAAATTCAACCTGAAGATGTTCCAGCATGCGCCCAGCTTCGCCAACGAAGCTAAGACGAAGCGCGTCGATGACGAAGACCTCGAAAAATCGGCATTCGCCTATCAAGGCTCCGACAAAACTGAGGATTGGAAGCTGCCCATCGAATTCTCGACGGACGAGAAGACGAAGTCGCATATCCGCAACGCCATTTCCCGATGGAGCAAGACGGACATGCCCGACGCCGCGGAGAAGAAGCTTGCGCGTGGCCGCATCCTCGGCGCCGCGAAGGCGCACGGCATCGAGGTGAACGAGGACAGCCTGGAACTGAAAGGAGCGCGCAATGAAAGTGTCGATCCTGACTGCGAATGCGAATGTACGCCGTGCCGGACGATTGGATGCTCGGGATGTGAGAATGATCCCTGCGAAGCCATCGGCTGCGACTGCCCCAATCATGAAGAAATGAGTTCGGCGTTTATCCCGGACCTTGAGACCTACAAGCGCCGGCTGGCGCTCCGCGAGCGCGCAGCCTAAAACCCCCACAACCGGGAAGTACCCGGAGTTCGATAGCCATTTCTCCAGCGAGGGATGCGCTGCATCGACCGTCACCGTTTTACCTGCGTTTCGCGCGGGAAGGAGAAGTTATGCGTAAGAGCATTGAGTTGCGTAATGAACTTGGAACGCTCACTGAGCAGTATCGTGGCGTTCTAAACAAAATCGACGCCGATAAACGTAAGTCGCCGAACACTGAAGAAAAGGAAGTCCTGGCGAAGATGGATGCGGCCATGGATGAGTTGTCCGCCTCCATTAAGATGCATGAGAAGCAGGAGGAGCGCGAGGCTGGAGTCATACAGATCAACGCCAGCAAGCGTCCCGGAGCGGATCCCGACGATCCCAGGGCAAAGAAGAGTTTCAACGCGGTGCGCGCCAGCGCCGAATATCAGCAGGCGTGGGACCGCTTTATCCTGACCGGCGAGCCGGGACAGGTCTCGCCTGAGATCCGCAACGCCCTCTCGGCAGATTCGGATGTGGGCGGCGGCTTTCTGACAGCCTCCGAGGAATTCTCGACCCGCTTGATCGAGGTGGTGGACAACCTCGTCTTCATCCGCAAATTGGCGACGAAGACGATGCTGGCGACAGCGCAGAGTCTTGGCATCGCGGCACGTACTGCCGATGTCGACGACTTCAACTGGACGAGCGAACTCGCGACGGGTAGCGCAGATGCGGGCCTCGTCATCGGGAAGCGCGAGTTCAAGCCGCACCCGCTCGCAAAGCAGATCACCATCTCAAAGAAGCTGCTGCGGCTCAACTCGAGCGTGCAGGACCTCGTGATCCGGCGGCTCGGCTACAAGGTCGGCATTACTCAGGAGAAGGCATTCCTGACCGGCTCTGAGGCGAATCAGCCGCTCGGTGTATTCACGCCGAGTACCAGCGGCATCGACACGTCGCGCGATGTGGTCACAGGATCGGCAACCGGGTTTGTGGCGCCGTCCACCGGGGTAAGCCCCGCCGACTGCATCACGGACATGCTGTACGGGCTGAAGGCGCAATACCAGGCGAATGCGACCTTCATCTTCCACCGCACCATCGTTCAGCAGATCCGGAAGTTCAAGGATCTGTACGGTCAGTACATCTGGCAGCCTGGCCTCACCGCCGGCGAGCCAGACCGCATCCTCAACCGGCCGTTCTACATGTCGGAGTACGCGCCGAACACCCTCACTACCGGACAATATATCGGCGTCTGCGGCGACTTCTCGAAGTATGAGATCGTCGATGCGCTCGACATGGAAGTGCAAGTGCTGATGGAGCTCTATGCCCTGACCAACCAGGTGGGCTATATAGCCCGCATGGAGACGGATGGCATGCCCGTCCTGGCCGAGGCGTTCACCCGCTTGAAGCTCAGCTAGGCAACGCGAGCGATAGGAGGCCCTGCCGAATGTATAGGGCTTCCCATCCCCCTTCAACTCATTTTCACCAGTTTCTGAGACGGAGGTCTCACCATGAATCTTTCTGCAAACACCAAAACCACGCTGGCGTCGCCTTCGGCGGCGGTTGGCACCACTACGATTGTCGGGACCACACTGGATATGAGCGGTTTCGACGGCGTGATGTTCATTTTCGTTCTTGGCGCATTTACGGACGGCACTCCCGGCGTCAAGGCATCCAGCGGCGCGGCGGCCAATGGGTCCGATAAACAGGACTTGCTTGGCGCACTGGCCTCGGTGGGAGTCTCTAACGAGGTTGCCATTCTGGATGTATACCGGCCGTTGGACCGTTATGTGACTCCGCAGATCGTGCGCGGGGGCGCCACGGGCGCGGTCGTCGATGGCCTGATCGCCATCCAGTACAAGGCTTCCTTCAAGCCGACGACGCAGGACGCCACCGTGGCTGCGACCACCCTGGTGGTCAGCCCGGCTTACGGAGTGGCTTAGCACTTCGCATCATCAAACCCCGGATCTTCGGGGGCGGGAAACGCGCCGTCTCCGAAGATTCGTTTTTCGGTGAAATAAAAAAGGTCTGAGGGGTCATTTTTCTATATGGTTGGTCGCCCTGTATTGACGTCGCCGCCTGGCTCAGAGCCGATTTCCCTGACGCTGGTCAAGCAGATGCTGCGCATCGACACCGGTGACACCTCTCAGGATACCTATCTGACCCTTTTGATCTCGACTGCGCGCGAGACTGCGGAGATGCACACCTCCCGCGGCTACATCACGCAAAGCTATCGCGAATACTATGACGGTTTCCCCGGCTATCATCTTCCATTCGCCATGGTCGATGATTTGGAGGGTTACAGCGCTCTTGGCGGTTTTGACGGTTTGGGGAGGCAATATGGCGACCGCCATCGCCATCATCACTATTTCGAGCTCTCGCGGTCTCCCCTGCAGGTTCTCAAGCAGGTTCAATATCTGGACCAGACCGGCGCTACTCAGACGCTCGACCCTGGCCAGTATGTCGTGAATAACCATCAGGACCCAGCGCAAATCATGCGCGAACCGGAATTGTTAGGCGGTTTGCCGTGGCCCGTTGCGTTGCGCCAGGTCAACTCGGTCTGGATCGACTACACCGTGGGATATGGCGGCAATATCACCATCGGCATGACGGGAGGGTCCAACGCCATTACGGGCTATACCTTTCTGCCGAGCGATGGAGGGCGCTCGCTCTCGGTTCCCGGAGCTGGGACCGCGGGCGCAACGTTGACCACGACTATAGCGTCCGTGGACGGCAGCGGCAATGGCACGGCGGCAGCGGAGGCCGCGACCACGGTCGCTGGCGCAGTCGCCTATCTGGGAAATCAGATTCGTTTTGGCGATACGCAAGCCATGCTGATGCTGATCGGGCACTGGGATGCCAATCGCTTGCCCATCCAACAGGGAATCCCGAACGAGATCGCCTACGCGGTCAAATATCTGCTCGATAAGGATCGGGTGTATTACCAGCCATGAGAGACATCGTGATTGATCCTGGCGGCCGCCGTCATCTCGTGCAGATCCAGCAGCAATCCAGCACGCAGACCGCTACAGGGGCGGAGGTGACGAGCTGGACGACGATTCGTTCAACGTGGGCATCCATCGTCACGGCGGGAGCGAAGCAGCCGACGGAGGCCTATCAGCAGGGCCAGTTCGCTGCGCTCGTCACGCACATCATCAATGTGCGCTGGACGGGGATGCCAGAGATTGTCGGCGGGATGCGAGTCGTCTTCGGTTCGCATGTGTATCTCATCCAGACGGTCGATAACACCGATTTGCGCAATATTTCGGTCAAGCTGATGTGTCTTGAAATCAATGGTGCGCAATGAACCTGAAGGCTGGCCTATTTTCGCTGCTGAGCGGCTTTTCTGGCATCACGGCGCTGGCGGGGACGCGCTTTTACCC